GTATAGTCAGGATCTTTTGTAAAACCATTCTTAGAACCCTTAGTTCTATAGTGCATAAGATAATTATCATATGCCATATCTGCAAAATTACTCATATCTTTTCTCCTTGTTTATTTTGATCAATCATAATATTTCCGTGTTTTTAAATAATCATAAGCCCCGCTCGTTCCAAATACGTCTTCCCATGTTTTTTCAGGATATTGAATCTTATGGACCGATGTAGTCATTATAGGACTCATATTAGTTTCTCTAATTATGCCGCCCATTAATGAACCAAGACTCGATATAGGGGCCGACAAGACTGGAACAATTGCACGAGCAGCGGTGATTCCTAAAACAGCGGCAATCCTAGCCATCCTTTCATATCTTTTTTCTAATTCACTTCTACCAATATCTTTTTCTATATCGAGAAGACCCTTAGAATATAAGTCTTTATTGACTGCTACTTTTCTGCGCTTTTCTTCAAGTTTAGAAGTATCCTTACCCTTAAGTTTTCTGCGTCTTATTTTATTATCATACCAATTGAGTCTTCTTTCTGAGTCTGCCGCGGCCATCGCCCTTTTCAATCCATTTTTTTCTACACGTAATGCATGTCCGCCATATGATACTGTTTTTGTTTTGCCGCTTTCGCCATATAATCTTTCTCTTCCTAATGGCGTTAAAGTTCCATCGGGATTCTGATACCTTCTTCTACCCCATTTCTGACCAAGGATACCATAATGGGCTAAGTAATCTTCTCCGATATCATAGCAGGTATCGAAGTAATCCGCATCGTTCATTTTGATGCCCTCCTTTACTCAAAAGCGTCTCGATTAAGTTTGTAGGCTACCCATGCATCCATCATAGCTGCCACATTATCTATCTTTTGCTCGCGACGCTTCTTTAATAATTTTCTGTTACCATTTGTATCTTCCATTGTAATACAGTTGCCCATAGCGAACTGCATTAAACTCTCATCAAATATCAACATTCTTTCGCCAGCTAATGCCTTGAGTTCTCCGAGCGGCACGGATTCTGTTTTGGCACCCTGAATAACTTTAACAACACCAAACTCAGAGTTTTCCGAAACCCAGCGTTCTACAAATTCTTTGGCGTTGTATGGATCATATCCAAATGCTCTTACATCATACTGTTTATCCATTATGTGTCTATCTAAATCATCATATACCAATTCCATGTTAAGAACAACACCGTCCATTACAATTAATGAACCTTCACTAATAAACTCATCATATTTTGCTCTCATTGCCATTGGTAAGTTTTCATATGTTCTACTACTAATATAGCTTCTAGTTTTAATACCAAATGCTCCAGATGATAGTGGAAATATAAATGTAAAAGCACAGAAGTCATCACCCTGTGATAAGTCTCCTCCTAAAGCGCATGGCATCTGCCAGAAGTCTTGTTTATTTGTAAATGGTAAAGTTTCATCATAAGTAAAGAAGTATGTATAACCTTCCATTGGTAAACCGAATCTTTTTGCAAGAATATCATTACGAGTTGCTGGTGCGTTTTCTGCTCTTTCAACATCTCTCTGATACGCATCCCAAGATACTGTCTTACCAATATTCGGATTAGCTTTTAGCCACATACTAGGATTGGATACTTCATTTATGTCATCTAACTTATACCACCATATACTTACATGAGGCGCTGAGTACTTACCTTTGAGAATATCCATTAACTCTAGCTTAATTGTATCACCAGGTCCATTTCGTACAGTACCCTCGGATGAAGTAACAAGTATAATGTATTCTGGATTATCTCCCTTATCACCTGATTGTTCAATAGCACTGATTACATCTTCGTTAGTATCTCCAGATAGCCACTCATCAATCGTGGTACATGCAACTCTGAGACCCTGTAATTTATCAATGCTCATCGGTCTTATCTCAAGTAATGATCCAGTAAATAATGATTCAATTCCTTTCTTTGTTGATACCAGTTTTGGTCTTTCTGCTTTAGACCCTGTTGTGTTTTGTATAGAACCCATTGTAAGGAATTTAAACAATGGTCCTCTTGCTCTTGTGATGGCAGTTCTGAATGGAGATAATACTTCATCCGACTGTCTCATTGTTGGGGCCGTTGCTACTTGATGTGTTGTCTTCTTATTAACTACTAATTCATATGCTTGTACACAAGTGTCGTATAAAGACTTAGCCGCTCCTCTTCCTACTATAAGGAATTGTTTCTTTCTTAATCGTTGTTTAACATGTCTGACTTCATAGTGCATGCCACTACCATCCGGATTTGGTACTGGAACTTCTTGATCTATGAAAACGAACCAACCATATAAGTCTTCACCCCATAATTTAAATGTATCTAATAGATGTAAGTCGGAACCATCAGTAAGAGTTAATTCGTTCTCACAGAATAATATCCATCCTTTAACAGCATCCTCATCATAGTAATATCTAGGGTCTGCTATTAAATTATCTATAAGATTCATCTGCATTGAGATTTGCTGACACACTGGTATTTCACCTCGTATGACTGCATCTCTAAAAAGTCCATAATAGTAAGGCGTGGCGGTATTACTTAAACTCATCTCATCACCTGCTTTTTACCTATTTCTTTTTGTTACTTTGTGTAATAATATTATTATCTAAAAGGAAATCAATAAGATCGTCTTTGTCAACGCCGAGAGAATTGCCATCTCTATCAATCGCTCTATCAATCGCTTTAGTAGCTTCATTAATAGTCATCTTCTTTTTATCGCCTGGATGATCTCTCTCATATTCAGTCTTAGTTACATCCTTCTCGATTTCGGCTTTAGCAAGTCTATACATAAGGTCTTTAGAATTCTTATTCTCTTTAAGGAATTTGTACTTAGCATCTGCCATAGCCTCGTCCCACTCTTTTTCCATGGCGTCATATTTACGTCTCTTGAGAATATTATTTCTATTATAGATATAATCATTTCTCTTATCTCTATTTAAGAAAACACCATTATCCTCAAGTATCGGATTAATGTTTCTATAGATTCTACCGGCACTGTCTGCGATACTTGCAGCTTTGCCCATAAAGTCTAATACGTTATCTACTTTAATTTTACCCTTTTGTACGTTCTTGCTATTTGCCGCGTCAGCAAGTCTAGATTCTAGTTGGTTTCTATTAACAAGATTGGCAATCTCTTCATTGCTAAATAATTTAGAATTCTTCTTAACCTCGTCGAGACCTTTGGCTACTATTTTGGCCTTTTTCTTTTCCAACTTCATTTCTTTCTTCTTGTTGGCTTCTCGAACTTTCCTTGCTTTCTTAAGATTCTTAGCTGCTTGCCTTCTTTTTTCTCTTGAATATCTTATTTTACCTTCAGCCGTCAAAGTTCCATCAGGATTTTGAAATCTTCTTCGACCCCATTTCATGTTCAGGATGCCATGGTGTTCTATAAAATTCTCACCGACATCCACATCTACCGCAGTGTATTCCATCGAGGACCTCCTTACTTATAATAGTTTTGTTCTCCGGTATCTCCGGTAATAGATTTAAATCTATCGTACTCTGCTTGAGTCTTTAATCTAAACTCGGTTTCATCTGCGATCTTAGTTAGGGCATCCATGACTGCGCTACTTAATGGCGGATCAAATATTAATCTAGCCTTAGCATACATGTATGTTCTTACCATTCGCAATGTCTTACCATGTTCGCTTAAATAAGAATCCCAAGTAGTTGTATTATCTTCAATGTAAAACCCATCTGCAGGTCCAACACCTATTTGATTGAGTATATCGAATATAGTATTAATTGTATCGATTACTTGAGGGTCAAAGCTATCATCGGTTTCATCTATTCCTAACTGGAGCTTGACATCATCTAATATACTATTTGTCATATGTGCTCCTATCTTTCCAAGGACATGTATCAAAAGGAGTTCTTTCAATTACAATGTCTTTGTCTAATAAATTAATATCACCGTAATGAATTGCATTGTGAGTTTTGAGGCAAGTAGTGACCAGATTGTCTAAGTCGAATATAATTGGGTTTCTATTAAGTATGTCTTCTCGGGAGATTGGGTTTATGTGGTGAATTATTACAGAGCCCGATAATCTTCTGTTGGGACAACCTAGGTCGCATCCTTTGTCTCGTAGTATTACTTTGTTTCTTACTGCTCTCCAATCGTCTGATGTATAGAGAGCTTGATTTAAATACCTATCCCAACCAAATGTGACATCTCCTACTGTACCATCTAGTTTGAGATAGTTAAAACGTTCTTCGAAGCTACTATAAGTTGACATCTCGCTATAGGACCTTTTCATTATTAGTTGACTCCTCCTCCGTACATAGTCATAGCTCTCATAGCTTCTTCGAACATTTCTTCCATACGTTTAGAAGACTTAAGGTTTTCAGTCTTAGCAGCTATTAATTCTTTCTGTAACTGTAATATCTCTAACTGCTCCTGCCTTTCTCTTCTACTGGCTTCTAGTTTTAGGTAGTGAGTAATTACCTGTGAACTAGCTGTGCCATCTCGTAACTGCTGCTCTGCTAAATTCATTGCATATCCTATCATTCTTGATTCCTGATTCTCTGGCATTATTGCTGAACTAGTAGGCGGCAACTCTTTCTTATTTCTTTCCACAGAGTTCACCTCACTTTGTATATACTTATTAAATACTTACTAATTACTTTTAGTATAGTTTCTAGGCAGTTTCAGCGCCTTAACTGGAGATACAGTTTTAATATTGCTCTTGAAAGGAGAGAAACAAGGCTAGTGACCTCTTGTTTACTTAGTACACTGTATCCCCGATTAAGACGCTGAATGCCTAAACACAAATATACAGGAGAATTAGTTATAGTTAATAGGCTTATGTGAATTAATGTTATAAGGCTGATTCAAACACTCGTTACATTTGTCACAAGATTCAGCCTCATCCTTGTGTTTGCATGTCTTACAATACTCATTGTAATAAACTTCTTTAAGTTCTGTCTCCATTTAAACCTCCCAGAAAATATCTGTACAACTACCAAAAATATCCCGCCGGGGAAATTTGAAAG